ACCCGCCGTTCGAAGTGCTCGACGAGTTCATCATCAAGGCGGTTGATCGTAGTCGCCACAAAACGGCGATGATCTTTCCGCTGCGTCGGCTGCCGGCCGCGCGCTTCCTCGAGCGGCTGCCGCTCGCCCACATCCGCCTGTTGACGCCGCGGCCCTCGATGCCGCCGGGCGAATACATCCGCGCCGGCGGCAAGGTCGGTGGCGGCACACAAGACTTCTGCTGGCTGATCTTTGAGCGCGGCCTTCGCGGCTACCCTCAGATGTCCTGGCTGCATCGTGATGGAGATGCAGCATGAACAGGAACAACAACCTCTACAACGAGTGGCTCGTCTATCACGAGAAGCATCCGGAGGTTTACCAACTGGTCTGTCGCTTTGCGCAAGAGGTCATTGCTCGCGGCTGGGGCGCTTATGCCATCGGGACAATCTGGGAGCGTATGCGCTGGCATATGCACATCGAACAGGGCGACGAAGAGTTCAAGCTTCCAAACAACCACCGTGCCTATTACGCGCGAAAGTGGCTTGACGAGCATCCTGAACATCCCGGCTTTTTCCACACCGCTTGCCTGCGCAGCGAAGGCGGCCCGCGCGATCGCTATGGCCGCGCAGAGCCAGACAACGAACCGAGATTCCTATGAACTGCGAGTGGGCGATCGCCATCAGTATTGCGGCAATGCTGTTTTCCGTAGCCAGCCTCATCATCGCATGGAGGATCTGATGAAGCGCAAGCGACCGGAGCACATCTTCCAGATCGAGGTACTCGATTATCTCGACGCGTTCGGCCGGCGCGATCTTTATTGGCTTGCGATTCCGAACGGTGAGCTGCGCCACGCCAGCGTCGGCCTGCGGCTGAAGGCCGAGGGCGTTAAGCGTGGTGTTGCTGACATCTGCATCATGCTCGAGGACGGCAAGAGCGCGTGGCTGGAGCTGAAGGCAAAAAAGGGTCGCCTCAGCGACGAGCAGATCGGCTTCCGCGCTTGGTGCCTTCGGCTTGGTCATCTCTGGGCGTGCTGCAGGACCATGAGCGAGGTGCTCGACGTTCTTAATGCCTGGAAAGTGCTTCGACCCGACCTGGAGGCCGCAGCATGACGAACCCTTACGAACAGTATGGCGACAGTTTCTTCGCACAAACCGCTCGGCGCGCCCGCAAGTCGCACATCGCGCAAAGCGAGAAAGAAGCGCCGATGGTGCTGCGCGGCGCAGAGAAAGCCGTCGCCGAAGATTCGGAACAGATGCGCCGTTACCAGCGGTTTCGACGTGGAGAAATCCAGGCGCTGCTCGACGGACCGCATGGCCAGGGCGCGCAAAGGCTGATGAAGATCTTGAAGCAGCTGACACCGCAATCGGCAGAGGCGCTGTTTCGCGTGCTCGAGCACGTCAACTGGTTTCGCGATGCCGATGACGACACCCGCTTCCTGGTGCTCGGCCTGATCGACGAAGCGATTTGCCGCATGCGTGTTCGTGATGGTCGATCGCCGATCGACGACAGCCTGCCAGGCGAGCCGCCAACGGTTTTCGAGATCTGCCGCTCCCATCTCAACCGCGAAGGAGTCTGATCATGATCGTCGCCGAAGCAATTGCGGACTATGTCCGCAACAACGAACGCGTCTGGGAAACCGATCGCGCACAAACTGTCGGCGCGTCGGAAATCGGCCAGTGCACGCGCAAGGTGTTCGCGCTCAAATTCGAGCATGAGCCTGGCATGGGCGTGCCGCGCGATAGCGATTACGTCGAGACCTGGGGAGCCAGGACACGCGGTAGCCTGATCGAGAACCATCTCCTGGTGCCGGCAATCGTCAAGCAATACGGCCTCAAGGCCAAGTTGCTCGGTGGCGCGCAACAAACCTTCGTCGATGGTTTTCTGAGTTGTACACCGGACTGCCTGGTCGCCGAGGATACCGAGACGTTCCTGCTCGAGTTCAAGACCAAAGATCCACGCGCCAACATCAATGAAGCCAAAGTCGAGCATTTGTTTCAGGTGCAGGTACAGATGGGCATGCTGCGCGCCAAGACCAACTGGCGACCGACGCACGCCATCATCAGCTACACCGACGCGAGTTTCCTGAACGAGACGCTGGAGTTCAAAGTCGACTACGATCCAAAGATGTACGAAGTCGCCAAGAAGCGCGCGACCAAGGTGATGACCGCGGAGTCGATCCACGATCTCGAGCCCGAAGGCTACATCGCGGGCGGTGCCGAATGCGAGTACTGCCCGTTCACCGTCGCCTGCGGCCAGTCGCGTCGGCGCATTCCGGACGAAGATGCTCTCGCCAAGGCGGATCCGCAATTCGTCGCCGAGATTTCCGATCGCGCCAAGCAGCTCAAGTTCATCGAGGCCAATCTCGATCTGCAGGAAAAGCAAAAGCGCGAGATCCAATACGAGATCAAGGAACGCCTGCGCGAGAAGAACGTGCGCCGCGTCGTCGGTGACGGCGTCTCGATCTCCTGGTCGCCGGTCAAGGGCCGCGAGATCGTCGATCTCGAGGGCCTGAAAGCCACATTACCCGAAGAGACCATCAAGCAATTCACGCGCCAGGGCGAAGGCGGCGACCGCCTCACCGTGACGCTGAAGGCGCGCCAAGCCGCCTGACGTTTGGCATTTGCAGATCGCAAACGAGGAGCAAAAACGATGAACATACCTCAGACTCATAACCAGAATCCAAATCTGCCAACCACCAACGACGATTATAATCCCTACATTGCCTTCGGCGATTCCGTCTCCCAGAGCAATATCGTCGGGCATCTCTTGAAGTTCACCAAGTTCGGCGAGTTCGAAGCCGGCGAGAACAGTATCAACATTCCCCACGGCACCGAGTTGATCGCACATATGGGCGACGTCCTGATCGGCTGGCAACGCTGGCAGGATCAAAGACCGACCGAACAGGTGATGGGTCTTGTCCGTGACAACTTCCAGCCGCCGCGGCGCTCGGAGCTTGGCGACAACGATCAATCATTGTGGGAGGTCGACGACAGCGGCAAGTCCCGCGACCCATGGCAGAAGACCACAATGGTGATCTTCAAGGGTCTCGATAACGACGAGCTGTATACGTTCTCGACCTCGAGCAAGGGCGGCATCCAGGCCGTCGGCAAACTCAGCAAGGAATACGGCAAGCAGATGCGGATGCGTCCCAATCAGTTCCCTGTGGTGCGTCTCGGCTGGGACTCCTACGAACATTCGAACAAGCAGTACGGCGAAATCCGCTATCCTGTTTTCGAGATCGTCGGCTGGGCCGATCGTGACGAGATCGACAAGGCGCTCGCCGGCATGCAAGGCGGTGCCCAGGAGCAGCTGCCGCTGGATCCGCCGGCACCGCAGACAGCCGCACCGACGCAGCGGTCCTATCGCGAAGCGTCAAGCATCTTGCGCCAGCTGAAAGATCGAGAGCAGCCGCAACAGCGACAGCCACAACAGCCATCGCGTCAGGCATCGCAACAGCCGCAACAGCCGCAACAGCCGTCGCGTCAACAAAACCCGCAGACATCGCCAAATCGCAATACCCGGTTCTGATCATCAGAGTGCCGCGCCCGCAGGTCGTGAGCGCGGCATTTTTTCAAAGAGGAAGAAACGCCACGGGGAAATGATGAGTTCGCATGGTGACGAACATGCTGCGATCGGATTCATCAAGACGTTGTTCGGTTATACCACCGAGTCCGTCTATTGCTGTTCCCTGGCCAATAACAAGGGCGACGCCAGGCAGGCTCCGGAGCGTTCGATCTGCGATCGGGATGCCGCGGCGACAACCACCTTCCTCAATCGCTGGGACCGTGATGGACGCGGCTGCTATGTCAGCCTCTCCACCTTCAAGGCCGGCTCACGCCGGCAAAAACCCAACGCAGTCGAGACGCCGGCTTTCCCGGTCGACATCGATTTTAAAAGCATCCTCGAGGACGAAGCGAAGGTCGACAAGGTGCTGCAGACCTGCCGGTGCCTGCCCAGCCTCATTGTGCATTCAGGCCATGGGCGGCATCCGTGGTGGATCCTGAAGGAGGCGTTGCCGACCCAGGAACAGCTCGAGCGCATCGAGGCGGTGCAGCGCCAGCTTGCCGATGTGTTTGCCGGCGATCTCCAGGTCGCCCAGGTGGTGGCGCTGATGCGGCTGCCAGGCACGCACAACACCAAAGGCGGCCAGTGGTGGGAGGTGACCGCCAGCGCCGACAACGGGCTCCGCTACGAGCTGGAAGAGCTCGAGGAGTGGCTGGCCGAACAATCGCCACTGCTGACCCGGAAAGAGCGGCCGAAGCCGCCGGAACAGAACCCGTATCTCGCCATTGCCGAAACGCTGGGATTCAAGCCGCCGCTCGACGTCGAAGAACGTCTTGCCGCGATGTCGTATCAGGGCGCGGGCGATGCCGCGATTCACACCACGCAGCTCGCGGTGACGTCGTCGCTGACTTCGCGCGGCGTTGAAACCGACGCGGTTGTTGCGGCAGTCCTGGACGCCACACGCGCCGCGGCCGGCGACTATGGCCAGCGCTGGAACTGGCGGCGCGAGGAATTCAATATTCGCCGCATGTGCCAGACGTGGCACGGCAAGATCGAGCGGCGCGATGCCGCGGTCGGGCGCGGCGAGGCCGTCGGCATCGAGCAGGCGCGCGCCGCACGCGTCAAACCGCAGCCGGCACCCGCGCCAACCGATTCAAAGCGCAAGAAATTTCACATCGTCGCCGAAGCAACGCTTGCCGGCCTGCGTTCGCGCGGCGAGGAGCTATTGGTCGAAGGCGCTGTGATCTGGCACTACGCCGACCATGTGTGGACGCGCAAAGCCGACTTTCGCCAATGGATGCAAACCCAGGTCGAGCATGTCTGCCGGCAGCTCGGCGTCGCCAGCGATACGCGCATGATCAACGAGGTGCGCGCCTGGCTCGAGCGCAATCCCGATCTATGGAGCGACGGCGTGAAATGGAATCAGCACCGCATGGTGCCGACGCGGAGCGGTTTGGTCGACCCGATGACGTTTGAGCTGACGCCGGCACAGCCCAAACACCACGTCACCTGGCGAGTGGACTGTGACTATGTGCCCAACGCGACCTGTCCGATGTGGCTGGCGATGTTGGCAGATGCCTTTTCCGATCGCAGTGCCGAGGACCGCGCTGCGATCCTCGCGACGCTGCAGGAAGTGCTCGGGGCGGCGCTCATCGATGACAAGTCCAAAGGCCTGCACAAGGCGCTGGTTCTGGTCGGTGGAACCGACTGCGGCAAGAGTCAATTACTGGCAGTGATGGGTGGATTGTTTGGCGAAAAATATATCGATACGCCGATCATCGCCGTCGACACGCCGCATGGCCTGGTGCCGTTCCTCGAGCGCAAGCCTTGGGTGCTCGACGAGGCCTTTGCGCAAAACGTCTGGCATCTGTCGGCGACCATCAAAACCCTGATCACAGGGGATGGAATTTCGATCAATATGAAACATGGTCCGATCCTGTCGCACCGTTTCACCGGGCCGATTTTCTGGGGATCGAACCACCCGCCGCAGTTCAAGGAAAACACGCGCGCGATCGTCGATCGCCTGGTGGTGATCAAATGCGAGCGTAAGTTCGATAAAAATAACCCGATCGGCATCGCGCTCGAGGCGAGGAACCAAGGCTTTTCAGAGCCCGCGCCGCTGATCCTGGTGCGTGAAAAAGCCGGGATCCTGACCTGGGCGCTGCAGGGATTGAAGCGGGCGCTGGCGCGCGGTGGAATTCAGCTGCCGCCGGAATCGGTGGTCGCCAGCGCACAAATCTATCGCGATTCCAATCTAGTGGCCGGCTTTGTCGAGGACTGCATCGAGTTCGATGTCGATGGTCGCGTCAGCGTCCCTGACTTTTGCGTGGCGGTGGCGTGCTGGTTTGCGGAGCACAAAGGGGAGAACCGAAGTTCGCCCAGCAATGAGACGATCGGGCGCGCTTTGATCGCGCTGCATGACCCGCGCATTGTCAGTGACCAGTACGAATTGCGCGACAAGGCCGCGCGCTACATTGTCGGAGTCAAGCTTAATTCGCATGGCTTGGAATACCATGAACGCGGCGTCACGGGTGATCTGTTTGAAGGCAAGACGGTCAACACGACCACGCCGGGCGGGCTTGTGAACAAGTCCATTCCGGTGGTGTGGGACGTCAAACCCAAGGTTATGGCGATGCGTGCAGCACACGCTTGGCATGAAAAACAGAACTGTCATCCGGACCTATCTGTTCCTCCGTCATCAAAAACTGTCATCGATGAAGTGTCACCACAAGTGTCATCGCAACAAGCTGTTGATCCGTCGAATGATCCTTTGTTCTGATGACAGTGATGACAGTTATTTTTTAAAAGGTCTGAAAGTGTAGAAGAAAAGCAAGAAAGGAGAACAGAAGTGAAACAGTAGAGTGTTGTTATAGAGTAGTTGTCGCTGTCACCTGTCATCCGTCACGGAGGAATAGGCGTGTCGAAAAGCACAACGCCGCTGGTTTTGAATCTGCAGAAGAGGACATCGGAATCGGCCGCGTTGCTGGAGTCCAGGTGGACCTATGCGACCCTGCGGCGGCGGGATCCGGAGATTGCGCGCCGGCTGCACGACCAGCGAAATTTGTTCGCCGAGGCATGCGTCACGGGCAGGGCTCGAGAGATTGTCGACCACGGCGAGGCACTGTGCCGAGGCTATGCAACAGCGGTACGCGTGCTCGAGGAATCGGGCGAACAGGACGATGCGTATTTGGTCGGTGTCGACCTGGTGACCGGCCTGAAGGTCGCGATCGGCGCGCAGCGCGCGGCGCTAGCACGAATCCGACAGGTGCATGGCGAAGACGTCATCTGGCTGACGCCGGATGAGGTGGCGCGCATCATGGCTGGAATCGAAAGCTTCAAGACGATCGGCGCGGTCAAAAAAATGTTTCCAGGTGCCGAGATCCTCGATCGCTACGAGGACGAGGGCTCGGCGGAGGTGGTGTACGGTGTGGATGAAAAACCGGAATCGGACTGAATCGATTAATCCGGAATCGGCGGAATCGGCGAAATCGGCGGAATCAGTGGGTCTAGGTGGGGCGCGAAATCAGGAATCGGGGCCGTGGGTGCGATGAAAACAAAAGCGCGGGCAGAACGTCGGGCCGGGTTACGGAAACGCACCAGCGAGGCGCTCATGGCCGATACGGCGATGCCGACATCGGAGCGATTGAAGCGCGCCGCGGGTGCGTTCCAGATTGGCGGCGATCGGCGATCGGGGCGGATTTTTCGCATGTTGGATTCGCCGCTCGAGCAAATTTTTGCGGATAAAAAAATAGATGATCTGGAATATGAAGCGTTACGCCGTTTGCGCATGCACTGGACGCTGGGTCAATTGGCGGGTTCGCCGCAATCGGTTGATTTTAATCGCGTGGCGCGCGACTGGAACGGCAGTGCGCAAAGTGAACGCGAACTCTATCACCGGGAAATGTTTGGCGATGGTTGGGGGAAATTAGAGCGATTGGAACGCAGTATTATCGGCGCGGTGGTGTTGACCGAAATCGGGCTTGCCGTTGCCGGCGTGATGCTTGGCTATCGTTCGCCCTACCGGGCGCGCGCTGCGGCGCTCGAGCTGTTGCGCGCTGGCGCGGACCGGTTGGCCATGGCATGGAGTCTATAGGCGCACGCCTAGAGCGCGGAATCGGCGATTTGACAAAAGGGCGGACAAGGAGTCTTTTTCGCTAGGTTGGACGATGACGCCCAACAAAAAAACCCGCCTTTCGGCGGGTTTCTTTTGGACTGCTGAGCGCTCAGGCTAGCGTGTCCGGTTTGATCTTATGCTTGATCATTAGTTCCAAAAGCAGCTGTACCGCGCGCGGGATATTCGCGCCGTTGGCGTAACCGTGCGATGTGCGAACGGAAATTTGCAGGAAGGCTGCCGCGGTTACCTGATTCAGTTCCAAAGCCTCCAGGGCCTGATTGTATTGGGAGGCGGACATTTTGCGCGGTTTGGCCATGGGGTACCTCAAGGGAATCGATTTGCGGGGACGGCAAGGTAATACGCAACGATTGCTTAGCGCAATCATTGCGTATCGGTTTCAGCGGATGACAAAGCCGGATTGATCACGCTTTGCCTTTCGACCCTTGGGTGACAGGCCGATGACAAAGCCGCGCGGGCCGCGGGGGTCAAGCTGGCGCAAATCGTGTTGATCGCCATCGATGACGATAAAGCCTTTCCAGCTGACCGGCTTGTCGGCAAACACCGCGGCAACATTAACGCCGCGTTGCAATAGCTGCAGCGCAATCGCCTCATTGGTTTCGGAACGGCTAAAAACAAGGTGATAGTTCGCCGGCAAGACGCGATCAAAACGCCGCGGGTTTTTGGTGTAATCGACAAAGTCGATTTCGGGGAAAGCTTCGAACACGTTCCGAAATGGTTTGCCGTTGCGAAGGCAGGCAATGCCTTCGAAAGCGATATCGCTGGAACCGTTCATGCGCACGCAAAGCAGCTTTGCCTTACGCTTTGACTTTCTAGCGGCTTTTTTGATGTGCGAAAGCTGATTTTCGATCGAGCGGATGACGTCGACCATATAAGCCGCGCGCGCTGTCATGAACCGTTGCGCTTTGGCGATACGCGACAAGCGAACCGAATTCATGTCGTTATCGTTGGCGACCATGCCAGCCTGGCCGGATTCCCAACCCAGGCAAAGCGCTTTGCATCCTGCCGAAGCGTGCGGGCAAAGGTTAAAACCGGACAGGCTAGCGGGTGCGAGATAGTGAATCGCGTTCACGAAACCAAAGCCTTGGGCCTTGATCGCCTTGGCGGAGTCGGTTGAAAAGATCGTATTTGGCATGCGGGACATTGTGGAACCTTTCGCGGTTACTACGCAAAAATTGCGTATCGGTTCCACTAAGCAGTTTTTGCGTATGGTGTCAAAGGAAATGCGCAAAATTTGCGTACCTGCGCACAAACAAAAAACCCGCCGGTGAGGGCGGGTTTTTCGGGATTGGTTAACCTGAGGCTAGATGATTAGCCTTCCCGGTTAGCGTGATGAATTGCGTTAGCAAGTAAGTCGCTATCTTCGTTCGAAAGCAGGCAAGCGGAGAACGGATGCGCGCGTGCATAGGCGCGAAGCTTTTGAGCGTTTTTGAGCGTTTGGTTGGCGCGGTAGATAGTGAGTAGTTTTAGCATTTTGGTTTTTCCTAAGTCGCGGTTGAATGTCCGGATTCGGACAAGTTCAATATACGCAGTTTTTGCGTAGTCTGCAAGTGGTTTTTAAAGCCTTGAAAAGACACGCAAATTTTGCGTACCTCAGAAATGGCTGCTGGCGCGTTATTTTTGTGATTTTAAGGGGAAATAGCGGCGGATTGGACGGCTATTCGGCAGGCTTCTAAAGGCGAATGAAAGGCTAAAGCTTTGGCACAAGTGTTTAGCGGCGCATTGCGAAACATGCGGCATGAAAGATTCTGCAAAGAATATGTCAGCGGAAAGTCGCAAGCGGAGTCATATGTCGCGGCAGGATACTCAACTAAAAAGCGACAAAATAGTCATGCTGCGGCAACACGTTTGATGCGCGTTGTTGCAATCCGTCGACGGATAAACGAATTGCAAAGTTATGCTGCGGAAAGCGAAAACATTTGTATTGAATCATTGATGCGCGAAGCGGCACAGATACAGCGCGCGGCAATGCAGGATGGTAACCAAAGCGCGGCCGTTGCGGCATTGACGGCAAAGGCAAAGATCGCCGGTTTGTGGATTGATAAGACAGAGGCGGAAAATACGAATCTGAATTATGCGCTGTCCGATCAATTGCCTTCCGAAGAGCAATGGCAAGCGGAACGCGTGGAACGCGTTGTTCCTTCGATATCAAATCAAATGGTCGATAAGCCAAAGAATTGAGAAAACCCAATAAAATCAAGCATTGATGCATCTCGCAGCGCTCCAGCGTTGATCATGGGAGGGTTTCGGGAGGGTTTGCGTTTGCGCATCATGCGCCAGCGCTTGTGCGCTTCGCGCGTTGTATTCGAGTGAAGCCATTCGGATTCCTATTGCGTGATGCGCAGCGCGTGCTCTCGAGCTCAGCAGCAGCGCTGCGACGGTGTCGCGTCCTATCGCAGTGACGACGCGATCGTGCACGCGCGTTCGCTTGGCCACCCCCAGGGACAGCCAGGCGGACGTGCGCGGCCGGCGGGAGGGGGGCCCCCTTTGGGCTGGCGAAAGCATGCTTATGCCGGGGGGGCCCCACCCCCCGGATACACCCAAAACAGAACCACTACGCAAAAACTGCGCAGTGCCTGTTTCACGTGAAACAACCTCTGATAGAAATAAAGAGAGTCGACAGGAACTGAGAGGATCCATGGCGAAGCCAGACACCTTCACGATGGCCACGGGCACCATCGCCGCGGGGACCAGCATCACCGGTCCGATCGATTGTTCGGCGGGCGTGCCGGTCATGCTGGTGATGCCGCCCGACTGGGATTATGCGCCGATTTCGTTCCAGGTCGCGATCGAGGGCTATGTCGACTATGTCGATGTGTTCGACAGTGGCGTCGAGCAGGTAGTGCTCGAGGTGATGCCGGGCGGTCGGGAGAGCGGGACTGGGTACATCATTCCGCCGGGGGTGCTGGACTGGGCCCAGTGGATCAAGGTCCGGTCGGGCACGCGTAGCGATCCGGTCGATCAGAGTGCCGACCGGACGTTTTCGGTGGTGCTCGCGGTATTTTCGGTGGTGCTCGCGGAATGACCAGGCCTGAACGCCAGACCGTTTTCGTTTGGCAGCCGCGCTCGCAGCCGCAGAAGGATCTGATGGACTGCCCGTTCGGCGAAGTGTTTTTCGGCGGGGCCCGCGGCGGCGGCAAGACCGATGGCGTGCTCGGCAAATGGGCCAAGAAGGAGCGGATCTACGGCACTTCGTTCAACGCCATGATGTTCCGCCGCACCACGGTGGCGTCGGAAGACGCGATCGAGCGGTCGAAGGAGATTTATGGCCCGCTCGGCGGCATCTTTCACGAGGGCAAGCTCCGGTGGCGGATGCCGAACGGGGGCCGGGTCGGGTTCGCCTATCTCGACACCGTCGACGACGCCAACCACTACCAGGGCCGCAACGTCACCGACGCCTGGATCGAGGAGGCCGGCCAGTTTCCGGATCCGTCGCCGATCGATAGGTTGTTCGGTTTCCTGCGCTCGGTCCACGGCGTGCCGGTACAGATGGTGCTGACGGCCAATCCCGGCGGCGTCGGCCAGGGCTGGGTGGCGCAGCGCTATCAGCTGATTCCGTTTCCGAAAGGGCCGAACATTGTCGAACGGCTGGGAGCCAACGGATCGCGGCACCGGATGGCGGTCATACCGTCGCGCATTACCGACAACCGGATTCTGCTTGAACGTGATCCTGGGTACCTTGATCGGCTGCAGCTTGTTGGCTCTCCTGCGCTGGTACGGGCGTGGCTAGAGGGGGACTGGACCGCGATCGAGGGTGCCTTTTTCCAGGAATGGTCGGAGGCCAGGCATGTCATCGAACCTTTTAAGATACCCCGCGACTGGCTCCGGTTTCGATCGGGAGACTGGGGCTCGGCCCGACCTTTTTCCTTTGGTTGGTGGGCCGTGGTGGGGGATGACTTTATCCATCGCGGCTCCAATGTGGGCAGCTCCAATGCTCGCCAATGCGTGCTGCCTCGCGGCGCTATGGTTCGCTATCGCGAATGGTATGGCTGCCAGCCTGGACGCCCGAACACCGGACTGAAGCTGCACGCCGAACAGGTCGGCCGGCGGCTTTCGGAACTCGAGGAGAACGACGATCCGATCACCTATGGCGTGCTCGATCCCGCGGCGTTCGCGGAGGACGGCGGGCCGTCGATCGCCGAGATGATGGCGCGGGGCTCGAGCTACAGGGTCAGCTGGCAGCCGGCTGACAACAAGCGGGTGTCGGGCCGTGGCCAGATGGGCGGCTGGGACCAGCTGCGCGGTCGCCTGGTCGGCCTCGACGGCCGGCCGATGATCTATTGCTTCAATACCTGCCGCGATTCGGCGCGCACCATTCCGGTGTTGCAGCACGATCAGAGCCGGGTCGAGGACGTCGACACCGAGAGCGAGGATCATGCGCCGGATGAGTGGCGGTACGCCTGCATGTCGCGGCCCTGGGTGCCGGTGCTCGAGCGCCAGGAAGAGCGAACCAAATTCGATTATCGGCCGATCGAGCGGCGGCCGGAAGGAGCGGATGCCCTGACGATATGATCACTAACTTAGCCTCGACACCGGGGCAGCTCGAAACCTATGGCAACAACGCGTCGAAT